ACAACAATGGAATTCTACAGCCAGTGCTTTCTCCAATCCTGATGGTGGTGAAATTGACCAGATGGGAATTTCTGCTAATAGAGCAATATCTAATGGTGCGTTCTATTTAGAAGTTTTCAATGAACTGACTAAACCACTTACTCAAACTGCTGGAGACACTATTTCCATGAACATCTTTGTTGAGGCTGGGGATGATTTTGAAGTCGCAGGTCCTAATGAGAATCCATCGAATATATGGTTTCAAAATTTGGATTGGAAGAACAATATGATGAGTGTAGCTTCTTCTACCACCCCCATGACTAGTAATGCTATGACTCCAGATTGCCCAACTAATATTGCCACTTTTGGAAAAGTTGGCGGAACGAATCAAACAAATTTAATCCATTTTGGAGAGAAAATTGAATCCTTCCGCCCTCTTTTGAAGAGGTATCAGTTAGATGAGGTTATACCGAGTATTCATGTTGGAACTGCTGGTGGAGCGGCTGAAGCTCTCGATACTAATAAGATATGGTATACTTTTCGTAGAGCCTATCCCAACGAAGCAGGTTTTCTTAATGATTCATTAACAAAGACTCAAAATTCCGTCTTTCAGTTGACTTCAGGTGGTACTCAATATCCATTTTGGACCAAGAAGAATTCTTTGGTCACTTACCTTTCCCGTTGTTTTGCAGGACGGAGAGGTTCTATGAGATGGATGGTCATACCATACACCACCGATGGTGATTGTTTCAAAGATCTTCAAGTTTTGAGAAATAATCCTAATTATGGTGTTGGTACTGCTCCCGCTAATATTCTTATTGAAGTTGGCACAAGTAGTACTACTTTTACAGATGTTTCCAATGTCATGAATACCCAAAATCCATCCGGGATAGAGGGTTTATCTTATGCTAATCAGAATGTAAATCCATCGACTTCTGTTGAGATTCCTTATTATTCCAGATTTCGATTTGATTTAAGCAGGAAGATAGATAGATTTCAAGACAGCACCATCGTCAACGACCTTTGGACTGAACCCGCTTTCACAGTCTACTCATATACGC